TATGATTCCAGCTTGTACTAAAGGCGTGAATTGTCCAGTAAAATTAGTTAATGTTGCTATAAATTGTATTCTATCATTCTTGTCTTGTTGCTGGTCAACTGATATAGTAGAGTCTGTCTCAATATCAATAGAGAATGATCTTAGTGCATCATCTTTTAAAATCTTGTCGACTTCTTTTACTTGGTCAAGACTCATTGCAAACCCTTTTAACTCATTTTGAGCAATATCGATAGTTTTATTGAAGCCGATTTCCGCTTGTTGTTTTAAAGCTTCCACCTGTTGCACTCTTTGCTCTGCTGTTATATTTTGAGGTAAATTATTAATAGCCTCTTGTAATAACATATTTTGATTATCTTGTGCAGTCTGTGCTATTGACTCTAAATCTACTATTTGACAATTTGTAATCTTAACCAACTCTTCTATTGTGTAGTTTTCAACGATTAATTCTGCCATAATCTCGATAGTATCACGAATTGCAATTTCATTTGCTCTTTGTAATGGTTGTATTCTACTAATAGCAAAATCACCTTTCAACCTTTGAGCTGTTGCTGTTTCTGACGCTATACTGACACCTCTTACAATATCAGATAAACCTGTAATTTCTCTTATATTGTTAATAATTTGAGCTTTTTGATTGTTAAGTAATGTGATAGTATTTGCAATAGGTACTATATCTTTGACGTATATTTGATCTTTGATATTTATTGTTGAAACTCCTGATAATGGTGCAAATTCGCCATCTTCTCCGTTTAGTAAGTTTTCTATATCTTTTGCCTCGCTTACTGTATTATAAACGCCTGTATATTTAATTTGCTCTGTTAATGATCTAATTCTATTATCAATAATATTTAATTCCTCCGCTTGCGATTTATACATTCTGTAAAGAGGGATTGGCAATAGTGAAGATGGGTCGCTATCAGTACCAACGGGACGAGCGATGGGAAAAAAACTAGTTAAATTATAGGGGTCTTTGTCAACTTGAATAACTTTTTCTTGTGAAAACCAAATTACTTGTTTATTTACTTTATCCCAAATCTCCCATAACTCCAAACTTTCTGGCTTACTGCTTAACTCGTCAGAAGAATCCATTTCAAGTTCCTTTGCATCATTGCCAAATAAATCAAGTAATTCATCTTTTGTTTTATAACATCTAAAAGCAACCCATTTAAGATCATCCCAGTTTTTAGCTGTGTGATCTGTTAAGAAATCTTTATATTCAATTCTTTTTGGATAAACTTTTTTATTAGTATTATCAAGTACTTCTTCGCCTTCTTCTGTTTCTATTATCTCGCCATCTTCCATATAAACACGAACCAACCCACGACCATTAATCAAAAAATCTTTTCTTGCTTTACTAAATGTGGTGTCTGCTTTTGTTATTTCTAAAAAATAAGATATTGTTCTTTCTAATATTTCTGATGCAATCTTGGACGCCTCATCATCATCTTTATATCTTCTAGTAATATTCGGAGATGGTAATCTGGAGTAAACCAGAGGGGCTAATGTTTCAGTATTAGCAAAAAATATATTATATCTATTCAAACCGTCTAAATTATGTTGGTCTTTATAAATGTCTTCATATTTTCTAGCCTCTGCAAAATATTTTTCATGATATCTTAAACAAGAATCTAGTTCTTTTTTCCATACCTCGTGAAGGTCTGCTTTTTGTTTTGATTTCTTTTGATCTTCGTTAGACATAACTATTTATTATATAATAATAAACAAGGTTATGTAAAATTAGTTAAAAAGTCAAGCTATTCATAATTAATAACTTTTTTGTTTTTTCTTATCTGGTGAGGGTTGAAGTTATCCCAAAAATCTCTTGTTGGATCTGGTATTGCGTTTTTAATATCTATAGTTACTGGTCGAGCCATAGAAATATATCTTAAAACATCTAATAAATGATCCTCTAACGAGGTGTCCAAATCTTCAGGCTTCGTTTTATCGTATTGCATTATTGGTAAAGTTCTAATTAAATTTTTGCAACTCTCTGTTATATATATCAGAGGCTTGCCATCTCTACCTGTTAGCCTGCTTCTTATCTGTTGCCAGCCTGCGACCCTTTTATTATCTGCTCTTTCATAAATACAACCATATTTTGCTAATTCCTCAGCTTGAGTCATTCCCATATTCTTTTTACTTTCATCGAAAATAGCAGGATCAGCAACTTGTTTATTCATTTTCTCGTCACCTTGCATTTGCATAGTGTTCTTTGCTATTTCTGGCAATTCCATTTTCAAGCCTTTGTTAGGCTTCCCTGTCCATCCGTAATATTCCCTGTAAATTATTAGTGAATCTCTAGGAAAAGAAATATGTTTACCATTTATATTTATAAGACTTCCGTCACTTATAGCACCCCATAACACACCAAAAGGGGCGGAATATCCCCAGTCAAATCCTCTGATTTTATACCAATCGTGAGGGATTTCAAAATCTTTTACAATATGAATATCTTTGTTGAAAGTATCAAAATAAGCACCTTCTATTGCATCCCAATCTCCATCAAGCATTGCTTTTGCTAATGCACCACCTAAACCAAGTAATTTATGCTTATAAAGTGGATCATTTTTTGTCATGGTCGGATTATCCTCTAATTTGGCAGGAATAAATTGTCTTGTCATCCCTCCTTCCTCATCAGACATTTGGTAGATTTCTAAAGGATTTTTATTGTCTATAAATTCACTTTTAACAAATTCATGCCCCACTCCTCCAGGATTTGATCCACAAACAATTCTTGGTAAGACACCGAACAAACCTTCTGGAATTTGTAAACCACCAATACGGACTCTGCCTCTTAAAAATTTGTAAATATATTCGCTAAAATGTGTTAATTCATCTATTAGCAATACATTAATTTCTACACCTTGATATTTGATTACATCTTTTTCATGTTGGCAATGGCATAGATGAATTTTTGCACCATTCCAAAAAGTTATTTGAGCAGTGGAATAGTTAATTGAAGCTAAATTTTTATTTACCATTTCAGACAATATCTGCACAAATCCACTTGACCCGTCTAAATGGTTCTTTTTTAAATCTTCTGATAATCTTCTAAATAAATAAATTTGTATGTTAGGAACTTTTAAAGCATAAGCTAATGCTAAAACTCTCATACAATGAGATTTGCCACCACCAGCAGCACCACCGTATAAGATTTCTGTTGCTGTACTGGTAAAGCAAGTTGATTGTCTAGGGTGCAAGTCAAATTTCATATCTTTTCTTCTAGCATAGTTTATTTAATTAGATTTTTTTTAAATTCTTCTAATTCTTTAATAATTGGGTCTATTTTTCTTTTACAATAATTAATTGCATCTTCTTTTTTTATAAAATAATCTTCGCCTTCGGTGTTAATACGATGCCATTGATTACCATCTTCAACTTCAATAGATTGAGAATATATCCCTTTTTCTTTTTCGTAAAAGAAAGATAATTTTTCAATAATTATTTCCTTAGGAGTTAAACAGCAGGCATGAGTTTTTTTTATTCTAAAAGGCTCTTTTATGAAATGTTTTTTTAGAATGTATATTTTATCGCCTACTTTAACATTTGATTTAATTTCAGATATTTTCATGATTTTTTAATTATATTATATATTGCTTGCCTACTAACTCCAAATTCTTCAGCTATCTCTTTAACTGTTTTATATTGAGATAGTTTTATTATTTCTTTGTGGTCTATTTTACGAGGTCTGCCAGCTTTCTTGTTTGATCTGGCTAAACCCTCTTTTATTCTTCGGCTGTGTTCTGTAAATTGCTCTGGAGTTAGTTTCATTATTTATATTATTTTAAAAATCTATAAAATTTTCCATTGTAGAATTGCCATTTTTAAATATTTCTTTCGCTTTTTCTATTGAGATTTTTGGTATTATATTTGATTTAAATTTGTTGCAAACATTACAAGAAGCTACAAAATTAGTAATATTATCTTCTCCACCTCTGTGAATAGGGTAGAAATGATCTATTGTTGCGACACATTTATAATCATCTTCGTTATAATAATTACTATTGATAATTTCTATTTTACAATAAAAACATTTTCCTTTTTGGTTTTTAAGTAAATCATCAATAATATTTGACCTTACTAACCAACTTATATTTTTCCTTTTTTTTGCTTTGTTTTTATTTATATAAAATTCCAGAGTGTTTTTATATTCCAATAAATAACAATATTCTTTTTCATACTCTTTATTATTTCTTTTAACAAGCTTTAAAAATTCTAATCTGTCTTTTAATCTGTTATATCTCCAATCTAAAGTCATTTTATGTAAATATTATGATGCTCTTCTATTTCGTTTTTATCTTCTATTATTTTTTCCACATAACTATTTAATGTTTTTGGCACTTTTAACGATCTGTCTCTACTGTGATGTACGCCATAAGTTTTTAATTCATAATGCGAAAAAATAGTTTTATAATCATAAATAGATTCAGATGATCTGTCCCATTTAGTGACTTTTACTATCCATGTGTCAGATTCTTCTGGTTTTACTGCGTGTCTTATTGCTTCGCCCCATGTAAAACCTGCAAATATTCTGCCTGATCCTATCTTGTTATTTATTATCATAGTTTTATATTATTACGCCTTTATTTTGCAAATTGTCGCATATTCTCATTATTATTATATCTTTCTTATTTTGCGGAGTATTACAAAAAGCTTCGTCTACTCGATCAAAAACAGCATTGCGATAAGGTTTATTGTTTTCTATATCTTTTTTTATTAAAAAAGTTAATTCTGTTATTTTTTTAAATATAGTCATAGTTTTTTTGTATTTATGTGTTATTTTAAGAATCTATAAAATTAGAGCTTAAGTTTAAGCCTATTTTTCTTAATTTTTCCTCTAATTCATTAAAAGACTTTCTGCCAAAATTGCTTATTTTTAATAGATCAGAAGGACTTTTTCTTACCACATCACTAATATAGTTTAATCCCTCGCTTCTAAGACAATTAAGACTTCTTGTAGATAAGCCTAATTCATCAATGTTTTTTACAAACTTAGTATTTATATCGCTAATAGGAAGTATTTTAAAATTGTTGTCTATAAGCAGTTGATCTATTGTTTCTACAATATCTTTATTAAAAGCATGCAATGAAGCAACTTCTCTTATTTCTAATATGCCTCTTAATAAATTAGCTGCTAAATCTTTGCTATCTTGTGAATTAATAATATTTAAATCTATTGTTATATCTTTTTTCATGTTTTTTTTATTTAAGCTTGAAGGGAGGTTTTTTGTTTTTCCTCCCTCTTACATTATATAACGCCTTGATTTTTCATATTTTGGTATTGTTCTTTTCTTAATAATTCGATACCGACAAGAATTTGATGTGCCGAATTTTTTGGAAAAGTGTTTTTAATAGCTTGCTTAGTTCTTTCATAATCTGTAAATATCATAATCATATTTAAAGCTCGCATTTGATCAAATCCGTTTTTACAGTTTTTTAAAGCGGAGTCCTTAATTCTCTCTTTGCGTGAATATTTGCATATTTCAAAGAATTTGTCATATTTATTAGTCATAGTTTTTTTTGATTTAAGTTAATTATTCCTTAATAATAACAATGCTGATTTTACATGTCAAGTAAATATATGATTTATTTACAATTTAATTTATACCAATTTTCGAAAGTTAATACTGGCCTTTGTTTCTCTCTTTCTTCAAATTCGTAATCGTAATAATCAAATACATCGTGAATATTAGCTGTTTTTAATTCTACAGCTTGCTTTAATATTTCAGGTTTTATAAACCATTCTTCATTAATCACTAAAATGCCTCCAATGTCCTCGCCTACCCAATAGCCTGTTATCATTCTTTCGCAATCATAATCATCAGCAGCTTGAAATTCTGTTCCGTCCTCTGTTTCGCATTCTGTAGGATATCTATTAATAAATTTAGTAAACATTATAGCTTGATATCCTGACCTTTCTAATAATTCAACCAGCATTTCATTTATTGCTTTGTTATATGCTTTTAATAGGTCTTGTGTTTTAGTGCAAAATTTCATAGTTTTTTTATTTAAGTTTGTGGGAGGTTTTTTGTTTTTCCTCCCTCTTATATTATATACTAAAAACAATGATAATAATCTGGTGCAATAGTCCACAAAAATTTATCTGCTATTGCTCTTTTTTTAAACCATTCTTGGCGTACTTCTTCTTCTTGATTTGTTTCATCTAATATAACAATACAATCACAATAAAAATTATATAGCTCACTAAGCATCAGCTCTTTTGTTAATAATAGTCTTGATTCATTATGCTGATTTTTATCAGTTAGATTTTTTAATTTTTGTTTTAATTCTTGTTTTTCCCAGTTTGGTAAAATTCTCATAGTTTTTTGATTTAAGTTAATTATATAGCTACTTTTGCATTATGAATATCTAAGTGATATATTCCATTAGTTCCCTCTGGCTTCCAAATTTTACCTAAAGTCTTTTTGTTAATATCTTTCAAATAAAATACATGTCCGCATTGTAAATCAAAACAAACCTTTTTAAAACTTTTAGCTTCTGGTAAATGTTTTTTTACTATACTAGTTAAGTCTTTTCTAGTGATTCTTTTTTTGTTTAAATTTATCATAGTTTTTTTTTGATTTAAGTTAATTATATAATCAAGTTTATACTATGCTTTTTTATATGTCAAGTAAATATATGATTTTTTTACATTTTTTATTGATGCGGTGAGCTTAGGGCATCGAAGCCTTATATTCTGGGGGTTGGAATTTTTACTTTTCTTCTGGTGAGAGGTTTATTTGCACATCAACTTTATCAGAATTTGAGTTTGTGTTGTGTGTTTCTACTTTATCTGCCCATGTACTATCATATCCTTTGGGCTTAAATCTATTCTTCATATTAAAAACAAAAGCTCCATTATTGAAACTGTCTACCATTCCTATTGTTCCTTTTCTGCCCATTTCTTCCCACCATGCTTGGCTTAATGCCCTGCCTTTTTTAATTGAGTCCACAAAGTCTTGTTCTATATCTCCTAAGCTTTCTTTATCTGCTCTTACTAATTTATAGAAAGTTTCTTTTGCGATATCTAATGTTACAATAGCAGCAATATCGCTTTGCCCTTCGCTATAAGCATCTAATATCTTTTTCTTTTTTTCTTCGTTCCAAATTTTGGGAATAAGTCTTGGTCTGCCTGAAACCTTTTTATCATCAGGGTTTTTATATTCTGCCATTAGTGATTTTTTGGTATTAATAATACTAAATAGATTTATTATAAGTCACTAGGAAATTTATAAAAAACTTCCTAGCTTTATCAAAAACCTATTTTATTATAAGCTGTTATTATTAATAATCAAGAAGTGATTTTTCTCCCTCCTGCCTTCTCCTGAAATATATCATCAAGATCTAATCTGAAGCTTTTTATATTTTTATATAGTGGCATTTTATAGCCGTCAATTCCATTTTTTCTTTTAATAAATTTACTTTTAGCTTTTTCTATTAAGCTTTGTTGCTCTTCATTTACTTTTAAGTTTTTTTTTACTTTGTAAAAGTTTATGTATTGTGTTATTCTATTCATTTTTTAATATCTCTTTCCAGTTTTTTATGTTCTTATACTCTTTTCTAAACTCTTTTAAGTCTATATCGTCCATAACAATATTTCCTTTTAGGTTCTTT